GATAGTTATATATCTGATTCGGGAAGCCACATTAAAGAAAACGCTTATGAAAAGTTTTTAATCTTAGCACAGGGCGGTTCTTTAAAACCGAAAAAAGAAATTTTAGAAGAAATATTTTTTGAACCTGAAAATTAAAAAAATGAATACTCTTTACGAATTAGAAAAACTAAGAAACAATGTTAGTTATTTAGAATGGTTATTTGAGTTATCAACAGAAGCAAATGCGCGTCAAAGATTCCAAAGGTATAAAGAAGCTAAACAGGAATTAAAAGAATTTAAAGCAAAATATTACCCGCATCTTTTACAGCAACCTAAATTTAATTTACCTAAAATGTCATATACCCCAATGTCCGAATGGACTGAAAAGTTTGAGGAATATGGCGACTATTAAAAACAAACCTATGAAATTAGTAAAAATTCAGGCGGAATTAAAAGCGCCTAAAAACCAAATGAATGCCTTTGGGAAATATAAATACCGAAGCGCAGAAGATATCATTGAAGCAGTAAAACCAATATTATTTAAAAATAATTGCGCGCTGCTTATTAGTGATGAAATCGTACAAGTAGCTGACCGAGTATATGTAAAGGCAACTGCTATGTTAATAGATGAAAATAACGAGGAGTTACCCATAAAAGTTTACGGATGGGCGCGCGAAGAAGAAGTAAAAAAAGGAATGGACGCAGCGCAGATTACAGGCTCGGCAAGTTCCTACGCACGCAAGTACGCCCTTAATGGATTGTTTGCAATAGATGACACTAAGGACGCTGATTCAACCAATGAACATAAGGACGAAGTTGGCGAGGAAAAGCGAATGAAGTTAATTGCCCTTCTGGAAAATACTATCTGGGATGAAAACCTGAAAAGCAAACAGGCTATAAAGATTAGCGCTTACACTACGAACGAGCAATACGACAAGGCTCATAGAATCATATTAGCAAACCAAAATAAATAAAATGCAACAAACCTACCAGGACTTAGAAGAAGGAATGCAAAATTTATTACCAATGGAACGCCAGATGCTACTTGCAAAAGTATATCATTACGCTTGGTATAATGAGGAAGCATACAAAGAATTGCTTACCTTTATAAACCATTGGGAAAAGCATTCAGAATTTAAAGCAGTATTTTTTAATCAGGATTCAGAAGAATCTACAAACCAAATATAAAATGACAGAAGTAAAAAAAGAATCGTTCGGCGCTTGGATAAACAAGACTAAGGACGGCAAAGAAGTAATTAAATTTACAATCAATGGGCAGCGCTACAATATGTGGGTTAATTCCTACAAGGATAAAAATTCGCAGCCTGACTATAAAATTTATGAGGACAATTATGTAGCACCAACAGGTCAAGTACAGGAAACTAAATCATTAACAGATGACGATTTATTTTAAGCTATGGAATTTAATAACAATTTAATACAATGTTACAAGGATCAACTAAGAAGTTTGCGTATGTTTCATAAAGAATTAGTAAAAAATAATTTGATAACAGACGAGCTTGCAATAGGATCAATCTCTACAACCATTATGCCGCATAGATTAGTTGAATTAGTTGAGGACGTATTTGATACTAATATCCAGATTAAGAACCGAAGCCAGAGCGTTATATTTGGACGCAAGGCGGCGGCTTATATTTTGAAGAAATACACTCAATTATCCCTTAACGAAATAGCTAAATTGATAGGCGTTGGCGACCATACGACAGTTATTTATAACATAAAAACGGCTGAAAACCTAATGGATACCGAAGAATGGTATAAAGAAAAAGTTGATGAAATTGAAAAAGAGATTGAAAATTTTAGTAAATTTGTAAAAGAATAGGATTATTGCAGAATCCTTTAATCAAAAATATTGCCCGAGGAGGCGTAGGAACTGCAATTTCCTGCAAATCTGAGGGCTCTTTTATTTATGAAAAGCAGTACATATTATTTTAGCCACGATTATAACGCGGCAAATGATACTAAGATTTTGTTTCTTAGGCATCAATTAGGAATGGAGGGCTATGGCATTTATTGGTATCTTATTGAGCAATTAGCGAACGCAGGCGGGAAACTACCATTGGAGTTAATCCCTGTATTAGCTATGCAGATGCATTGCACAGATGTAAAAGTAAACGGCGTACTTATGAACTTTGATTTATTTACTATTGAATCAGGGGAGTTCTGGTCGCATAGATTACAGGATCACTTAGAACTTAGATTGAAATTAAGCGAAAGCGGCAAGGCAGGTGCAAAAAATAGGTGGAAAAATGGGGATGCTATTAGGGAGGCCATTGGGGAGGGTAATGCAAAGGAAAGAAAAGGAAAGGAAATAAAAGAAAATATAAATTTTATAGATGAAGTTCAAATTTTTAAAAGTAATTTAGGGGATGAATATGATAACTTTGTAATGTATTGGACTGAAGCTGATAAAAATGGGAAGCAACGTTATCAATCAGAAAAGTTTTTTGATATTAAACGCAGAATAAATACTTGGTTACAAAATAAAAATAAATATGGAAATTCAAAAAATACTGACGCAACTGCCACAAGTCGCAAACGAATGGAAGACCTTGCCAAATGGGTTAATCAGTAAAGAAGATTTACCAATTATTGAAGCCTTTAAGGGGGATAAGCTAAACCTTATTAGCCCTGTTACCCTACGCGAGAACTTAGCCTACATATTTACTTTAATAGGATTGACGCGGCTTCCAGATGTAACAGAATTAGAAGTGATTGAAGATTATATACGAACGACCTACCCATTTTTTACAATACAGGAAATGCGCATAGCTTTTAAGATGGCAGTACAGGGTAAGTTTGATTGCAATATTGAACACTACGAAAAATTCAGCCCTAAATACATATCAGGGATAATGAATGCCTATAAATCAAAAGCTAACCAAGTGCGTAAAAATATCCCACCGCCACCAGAAGAACCGGTAAAGCAATTAACTGAAGATGAAATTGTTGAGTTTACAAAACAGGAATGGCTATCTGGCAAGCGTGAGGACTTCAATAGGTTATTCAATGCTGATAAAGTTTTTATGATCCTTATGAAACAGGGTAAAATTTCTTTTACAAATGAGCAGATAATGGAAACGATTAAGGTAGTAAGTGATGACAATTTATACAGGCTAAATAGAATGCACCCAAAGGATGCAAAGGAGTTTAGTAAGCAAATTAAGAACGAAGACTTTATTGAATTACAATGTAAAAAATTAGCCCTTGTCAAGTACTTTGAAAATTTATCAAGTTAAATACACCTATTACGGAACACGAAAGTATTGTTATACGGATAACTTTATTGACTTTTATGCTTCATATACAGAGGTTAAACCAAAGCTAAATAGATTATTATTTCACAAAGAATTTTATAACAAAATAAATGGATATATCAGCGAACGACCTAACGAAGTGGGCAAAAAAGAATCTTGAATTAATTGGTTGGCGCTTAAATAGAGTTAACAATATACCCTTCGGCAAGCGTAAAGGTACTATTCAAAAAGGATGGGCTGACTTGCAAGGGTACACGGAAAAGGGTACTTATGTAGCCGTTGAGATTAAAAAGATAGGTGATAAGCTAAGCCCAGAACAAAAGGATCGGTTAAAAGATATTTATGAATGTGGAGGAATTGTTTATATTTGTAGCGAAATAGAAAACAAACCCGCATTGATTGAATGGTCAAAAATAAAATTTTAGCCGAGTATTGGACTTTAAAAGAAGTTAATGACGCCTTTGCTAAGATGCATCCAGAGGAGTTGCAATATGACCTGAAGGCAGAAGTTTTTTTAGTTCTTTGCGAAATGAATGAGGATAAGTTAATTGGAATGTATGAAAGGAATGAACTTAAATTTTATATAGTACGAATAATGCTAAATATGATTAAAAGCGACAGAAGTAATTTTTATAAGAGTTATAGAAATTATACAGAGTACGTTGATAATGATACTGAAGCGGAAGTTAATTTTGACAAATCAGATTTAGTTGATAAACTTGAAAAGAATCTGGAAGGGCTGCATTGGTATAACAAAGAGATTTTAAAACTATATGCTATTGATTTTAAAAAGAATGCAAAAGAATTAAGTAGAAAAACAGGCATTCCTTATATGTCAATAGTTAGGACGATAAATAAAACCAAAAAACAAATGAAAACAAATATTAGAAAATGATTTTATCAATTTTAACTGCTATCTGTGCATCATTATTTTTTACTGAGATTCATAACCTACCAATTAAATGGGGAGTTAATTACAAGCCCTTTAATTGCGGAAGTTGCTTGGCTGCGTGGATTGCACCAATACACTATTTCCTACCTGAATTAATACAAAATATTACTTCAACAATGTTTATAGCAGGTTTTTTAGCGCCTATTGTTTCTAAATTAATCTGGAAGCTATGGAAATAAAAAAAGAGCATAGAGAATGGCTAATTGCTAACATAAGTAATTTTGAAAGTGCGAAGAATGGTTTTATTAGAAACCTTGAATTGAATGACCTCAAAATGTATGAGCATATTTACAGATCTTATTTAGATCCTAATTTTATTGTATCTGTTTGGTGCGGCTCGTGTAAATTTGAAATGATTATGAAATTATATAAATGGTTTGAAAAACAATAATATGGCAAACTTTATACACCCAACCGCCATTATTGGTGAAAATGTTATCTTAGGCGACAATAATTATATTGGTGCTTATTGTATTATTGGCGATCCCGCTGAGCATAAAAAGTATTGGGAGTATGAAGAACAAATAAAAGATTATGGCACTTTAAAAATTATGCAGAAAGGTCAAATAAAAAGAGGCTTAGTTACTATTGGCAATAATAATATTATTACAGGATTAGTTACAATAGATGCAGGAACAAAAGATATAACTACAATAGGGGATAATTGTTTTATTATGAAACACGCGCATATTGGACACGATTGTCTTATCTATTCAAATGTTACAATAAGCTGCGGCGCAAAAATAGGTGGACATTCAGTTATTAAACAATATTCAAATATAGGATTGAATGCCGTACTGCATCAGTTTAGTATAATTGAACAGGGTTGTATGATTGGTGCAAGCGCTTTTTTTAAAGGTACTTCTGAAGAATTTAGTAAATACGCGGGCGTGCCTGCAAGAAAAATAGGAACAAATGAATATAGCCGTACTCTTATTAACCCAAAATAGAAACGATTTAACGCAGCGAATAATAGACCAGAACTTTTTTAATTCTGGATATGATGCTGACTGTTATTTAATAGATAACGGAAGCGAGCAAGTAAATTTTAAATATCCCTTTACAGGTTATGATTTATCAAAAACTAAAAGAGGGATAGGCGCGGGAGTTAATGCAGGTTTTAAAATTACAAAACAATATGACGGCGTTTGTTTATTAGCAAATGATATATTGCTTCCACAGAATTGGTTGTCAAATTGGGTTATGTTTGCAAAACGTGTACCAAAAACAGGCATTATTGGAATACATTGCGTTGAGGAACTACCACCATTAGTTGACGGAGTACATAAAACTCATACCCCCTTTGGTGATAATTTTATAACAAGGGAATTGATTGATGCGATTGGCGGTTACAATGAAGCGTATGATCCTTATGGAATGCAAGACAGAGATTTTGCAGAAAGGGCAACTATTGCAGGGTTTACAAATTACTACCTACCGGATTTAAGAAGTGAACATATCGGACACGACGTTGGCAATGGCACAGAGTACAGGGCTATGAAAGACGCGAGTTTACAAAGGGCGCAAGCGGTTTGGGAAAAGTATCAACCTATATACCATACAGAAAAAAAACTTAGATGCGAATTTTAGCAATAGCGTCCAAAAGTAGCGGCGTATCTTATCATAGAATCCTGATGCCGATAGTCAATATGCAAAAAGATTATTGCTTAATGACTGACGTAATAAACGAGGAAGTGGTTTCAAATAATTACGACCTTGTTGTAATGAATAGAATGCTGCATAATGTAACGCCAGAGCAAATGATTGAATGGCGAATAAAATACGGCTTCAAATTAATTGTGGATAATGACGACCATTGGGATTTGGGTGCTTCGCATATACTTTCGGAATCATATAAAGAAAATAAAGTAAGTGAACAGATAATTGCTTGGATAAGAATAGCAGACCTTTGCACTTGCACGCACGAAAGATTAGCAGCAGAAATTTATAACTTAAATCAGAATGTTGAAATATTACCTAACGCAATACCATTCGGCGAAGAACAATTCTTATTAGATAAAAAGCCTTCCGACCTTGTTAGGTTATTCTGGTCCGGTTCAGGAACGCACGGCAAAGACTTAGAGATATTGCGCAACCCAATGAAGCGAATAAACTTTCCTGTGCGTACAATTATAGCCGGTTACAATGAAGGCGAAAAGCATATCTGGGATGGTATGATAGCATCCTTTACAAATGGACTTAAATTAAACCCAACGATATATAACTTTAATCACGTTACGGAATATATGGCTGCCTATTGTGATTCAGATATAAGCCTTATCCCATTGGTTGACAATAAGTTTAATTCAATGAAATCTAATTTGAAGGTATTAGAAACGGCATCAAAGAAAAACCCTGCTATTGTAAGCAACGTTCATCCTTACAGGGGATTTTATCCTGCCTGCCACGTCAATAGTCAAAAGGATTGGTATTATTGGATCAAACTTTTAGTTAATGATAAGGACGCGAGAACACATTACGGCGAAGCGCTTTATGATTATTGCAATACTAACTTCAACTTACACGTTGTAAATAAGAGCCGATTTGCTATTTATAATAAACTAATAGGAAATGCCGGTAATTAAATGTTCAAATGGAAAATATAGAATAGGATCAGGTGCTTGCATCTTTGATACCGAAGAAAAGGCGCAAAGCGTATGGGCTGCAATCAGGGTTTCAATGGTTAATAGTTATAACGATTATCCAGAGGCGGCAAAGTCAAACGCTCGTAGGGCATTAAATATTAAAAAAGAAAACGACAGAGGTTGCGGAACTTTAGTAGGTTGGACAAGGGCTAATCAATTAGCTAAGGGCGAAAACATATCAAGAGAAACGATAGCAAGGATGTCAAGTTTTGAAAGGCATAGGGAAAATAGTAAAGGTGATCCTAAAGAAGATTGTGGTGCTTTAATGTGGTTAGCTTGGGGTGGTGATGAAGGCATAGCTTGGGCGCAAAGAAAACTTGCGGAAATAGATAAGCAAAAATTTGCAGTAGGCGTTCCCCATTACACAAAAGACGGAGTGCTTTGGACAGGGGAAACACATAAAGACGCTTCGGGCAAATTAATGACAGGCGCAGTACATACAGAAGATAGTGAGTATTTATACCATAAAGAAGATTTGTAATAAAAAACCATACTAAAATATATTTAAAGCATTTTGGTTATAGCGGTGAAGATTTTATGCCCTGTGAGGTTTGCGGAAGTAGAGCAGTAGATATTCACCACATACATAGAAGGGGAATGGGGGGAAGCACAGATGCGGATAAGATTGAAAACTTGATGGCAGTTTGTAGGACTTGCCATATTGAATACGGGGATAAAAAGCATTATATAGAATTTTTAATTCAAGAACATAAAAAAAAGTTAGATGGCAAAAGTTAAAAGTGATTCAAAAAAGGTTAACTTTGGTAAAAGAAAGCGCGGACACGCTAAGAAATCTTTTAATAAACATAGCCCAAAACCAAAATTATATAGAGGTCAGGGCAGGTAAATAAAAACCTATGATAAAAAAAGTAAAGATTACGGAAGTAATATCTAACCCTAATAACCCACGTTTAATTAAAGATGACAAGTTTAGAAAATTAGTAAAGTCAATACAGGACTTTCCAGATATGCTTAACGTCCGACCTATTGTAGTTAATAAAGATATGGTTGTACTTGGTGGCAATATGCGTTTAAAAGCAATAAAGGAAGCAGGAATAAAAGAAATTAATGTTGATATAGTTGATTGGAATGAGCAGCAGCAAAAAGAGTTTATTGTAAAGGATAATGTAGGTTATGGCGAATGGGATTGGGATGACCTTGCGAATAATTGGGATGCAGAAGAATTAACCGATTGGGGTTTAGATATACCAAACTTTGACAATGGGGATTATTCAGATAAAAATAAAGAAATAAATATTGATGATATAGAGGATTCAATGACGATTAATTTAAAATATACTGAAGAAGAATATTTAATAGTTAAAGAAGCATTATCTAAAATAGCATCTACGCCGGAAATGGCAATATGGAAACTTATAGGAAATGAATAAATTTAGCTTTGATACTGTAAAAGATTTTGATAACCATATTAATAATTCTATTAAGGGTTATGATTTATTAGATTATTTAATACTTAATCTATGTTCCTTTTTTACTAAAGAGGAAACTATTGTAATAGACTTAGGATGTACAACGGGTAGATTATTAGATAAAGTAAATAAAAAATATAATAGTAAGTGTATTGGGTATGATATAATTGATTCTCAATTTATTAAAGAAACGAATTGCGAACTAATTAAAGAAGATATTACTAATAAAGACTTTATATTGCCTAAGTCAAATATAATACTTTCAGTATTTACATTACAATTTATAGATATTAATAAAAGAACAGATATATTAAAAAAGGTATATAATTCTTTAACTATTAATGGGGCGTTTATATTTTGTGAAAAAGAGATTTGTAATGACGGCGTAATACAGGAATGTTTTACGTTCTCTAATTATGATAATAAAAAGCAATCCTTTACGGCTGAAGAAATATTAAGTAAAGAAGTAGATTTAAGAAAGTTAATGAATAATTTAAATTCTAATCAAAATATAGAATTATTAAAGGAAGCAGGTTTTAATATAATAGAGCCATTTTTTCAATCATTAAACTTTAAAGGCTATATATGCCGAAAATAACAAAAAATATTTTCCCTTTAGAATGGAATTTATCCGATAATTTAGTTGTACCTAATAACGATATGAAAGTTTTTGGGACATTCGTATGCGGCGGGGGATCTACAATGGGTTATAAGTTAGCTGGCTTTAACCATTTAGGCGGGGTAGAATTTACGGAACATTATTCTAAAATATATAAAGCTAATCATAACCCGAAGTACTTTTACTTAGAAGATATTAGAGAGTTTAATAAAAGAGAAGATTTACCAAAGGAGTTATATGAATTAGATATATTAGACGGCAGCCCACCTTGTGCGGCTTTTAGTACTTCAGGAGCAAGGGAAAAGCTATGGGGTAAGGTATCCGAATATGAAGGCAAGCAACAAGTTAAAGATGATTTAGTTTATATTTATTGCGATACAATAGAGAAATTAAAGCCTAAGGTATTTTTATTAGAAAATGTAAGCGGATTAGCTAAGGGTAATGCTAAAATATATTTAAAAAATATAGTACAAAGAATGTCGAAGGAATACAATGTACAAGTATTTCTTTTATATGCAGCTTCTATGGGAATTCCGCAAATAAGGAATAGAGTATTTGTAATAGGCTTAAGAAAGGATATTAAAAAACCTAAATTAGATTTAGAATTTGATTGCCCTCAAACTACTTTCTCTATAACTAAAAAATATTGGGATTTAAAGTCTGATATTAAATTAGTTCCTTGCCTAATAGAAGAATGGGATAAGGTAGCAATAGGAGGTGCGTCAAAGAAATACTTTAATCTTTGTAAGCCTTCTTTAAATAAGCCTTGTTATACAATAACTGAAACAACAAGCACGGGCGCAGCTTCTGTTGTTCACCCGTTACAAAAAAGAAAATTAAATATAGAAGAAGTAAGATTACTTTCTACATTTCCAAAGGATTATAATTTTTTAGATACAAATGCAATTTCAACTATGGGTAGATCTGTTTTACCCGTAATGATGGCTAATATATCTAACCAAATATATTTACAATGGTTAAAAACAGCATAAAAACAGCACAATGGCAAGTCAAGATATAATTGAACACCAATTTAAAAAAGGTGAATCGGGTAACCTAAACGGACGTCCTCGTAAATATGTTAGCCTACTCAAAGAACAAGGTTATAAGCTAAGCGAAATAAACGACACAATCCAAGTAATGATGTCAATGGATATGGAAGAACTAAACGCAGTTTATAAAAACCCAAAGGCAACAATATTAGAAAAGACGATTGCAGGCGCTATGAACAAAAGCCTACAAAAAGGAAGCCTATATAGTTTAGATACTTTACTGACCAGAGTTTATGGGAAGCCTAAAGAACAATATGATATTCAACAAGATACAAAGATTGAGGTTGTATTTGTTGAAGGCAAAACTATTTTATAGTGCGCATAGAATTACCAAACCCCCATATTAATCAAAAGAAGATATTAGAATGCGATAGGCGTTTTATTGTCGTAATGTGCGGAAGGCGTTTTGGTAAATCAGAACTATCCCAGATAATGGGAATTAAGGCAGCAATCACAGGCGGACAAGTTGCATACATAACACCGACTTATAAATTGGCTAAGGCATTTTTTGAAAGGCTAACAGCTGCTATCCCATTTAAAAACAATATCAGCAACCTAAAAATCTATTGCCCTAACAACGGATCTATTGAATTTTTTACAGGGGAACGATTAGATAATTTAAGAGGGCGCAAGTTTCATTTAGTAATTATAGACGAGGCGGCATTTATCCCTGACTTAGAATCAGGGTGGCAAAATAGCATCCGACCAACCTTAACTGATTATGAAGGCAAGGCGGTTTTCCTATCTACGCCCAGAGGTAAGAATTTCTTTTACTCAATGTTTATGAAACAGGGCGAAAATGATTGGCGCAGTTTTAAATTTAGTACCTATGACAATCCCTATATTAATACAAGGGAAATAGACGAGGCAAGATTGCAGTTGCCGGAAGTAGTATTTGAACAGGAATATCTTGCAAACCCCGCCGAGAATAGCGCTAACCCGTTTGGTAATGCCTTTATTAAAAGATGTATTAAACCAATATCAGCGCAGCAAATTGTGGCTTATGGGATTGACCTTGCCAAGTCTGTTGACTTCACCGTTATCGTAGGGCTTGACAATGGGGGTAACGTGGCTTATTTTGACCGCTTCCAGATGGATTGGCATAATACTAAGGCAAACATTAAAAGGCTTCCTATTGCGCCTATATTGGCAGATAGCACAGGCGTAGGTGATCCCATACTTGAAGACCTAATAAGGGAAGGGGTAAATATTGAGGGATTAAAGTTTACAAGTCAATCTAAGCAGCAATTAATGGAGGGATTAGCGCAGGCGATACAACAGGGCAAGATAGGTTACCCAGAGGGGGTAATTGTTGACGAATTAGATGTATTTGAATATCAGTTCACGGCTAACGGGGTTCGCTATTCAGCGCCTTCAGGCTTCCACGACGATTGCGTTATGGCATTGGCTTTAGCGTGGCAAAATTTCAACCTTAAAAGGGGATCAGGGCGGTACGCTTTTGCCTAATTACCGCTTATCCATCATATTTACCGCTTATAATATAGTGCCTATAAATGTATAAAATATGTATAAAAGCTGTATATTTGTATAACAAAACAAAAACTAAAAATTATGGGAACAAGAAGCACGTACAGAATTATTGAGCAGTACAAACAAAAAGACTCAATAACAAGCAATGAGATTGTATTAATCTATTGCCAATATGATGGCTACCCTGAAGGGCATCCATTAGAAACCGCTGAATGGTTATCTAAAGGCTATGTAGTTAATGGCTTAGGTCTTAAAGATGACACATTAGTATTTAATGGCGCGGGATGTTTAGCAGCCCAATTAATCGCCAAGATGAAAGACGGCGCGGGTAATGTTTATATCTATTCATTAAATAGCAGAAGCAAATGTTCTGAAGATTATTTATATGATATTATAATTAAATCAGATAGAACGATTGAATATGTGGCTTATCATAATGACCATTGCCAAACAGAATTTTTTAGAGGTACTCCTAAAGAATTTACTGAAAGTTTCGTAACTTTAAAAGAGGCATAAATAACCCCCGCAGGGGTGCGCCTGCTTAACGCACAATTTTAAATATACAACTATGAACAGATTGAAAACCTTACAGGAAAAAAGAAACGAGCAATACAAAGCAGAAAGCCTAAGCGGAAAATGGTTCTGGTATATAATGGGCGGCGCTTTATTATTAACGGCTTTAATAGAAAATTTATAACTATGCCTTATTCAACTTGCTGCGGCGCACATACTAATTTTGAGGAGATCGGAATTTGTCCTGAATGCTTAGACCATTGCGATTGGGAAGACGAGGACGAGGAAGACGTTGAGGCTGATAAAGAAGCCGACAACCAAATTGCTCAAACTAAAATAAACCAATATGAAAAGTAATTACGAGTTAAAACAATCCCTTCTGGATAAATTAGAAATAGAAGGGCTTATTGAAAAAATACAAAGATTAGAAAAAACTATTGCTGAAAATGAGTTTGAATTAGCAAATATTCGTAAATTAGTAACCAAGCATTCTAACGATACAGAACTTGGAATGCTAATAAGAATAAAATATAGACTATGAACTATTGGCTAATACAGGCTATTGTTAATGAAATCAAAAGTAAAAAAATATGATTACTAACTTTGAGGAAATTACAAAAGTAATGACAGAGGATGAAAAGAAACTTGTGCCTTTAATTATCAAAGGGTTAAGCACTAAGACTAAAGTAAATCCTATTAAGGCTGCGGATATTGTAAACGCAATAAACGAAAACAAAAATAGGTATGGCATCAAGTTATTTAGCGAACCCAGATTAAGAAAAATAATTAACTTCATTCGTTCAGAGGGCATACTTCCTGTAATGGGTACTTCAAACGGGTACTATATTACAAAGGATCGGGCGGAATTAGAAAGCCAGATTGAAAGCCTTACACAAAGAGCAGAGGCAATAATGACAAGCGCTAACGGATTAAAAAAATTTTTATGAAAGAATTAATTGAACTTCGGGATTGGGTGGATCAGCAATGCAAAACAGGGCAGCCTTTTAATTGTGCTGATGTCTTAAATAAGATTGATGAAATCTTAGAAAAGGACACAGATATTGATGAAATATATTTAACTTCGTGCTATGAAATGGAATGAATTAACCCTTTGGCAGTATCAACAATTAATGCCAACGATAACAAACCCTGATAAGGATTGGACTGAATTAGATGCGGAAGTGCATAGGCTTTGTATTGTAACAGGGCTAACAGAACACCAAATAGATAGCCTTTCAATAAGCGCATTAAAGGAATTGCGTAAAGAGTTAGAGTTTTTAAACGAATCTATTGAAGGCAAGCCTGTTGATTATATTGAGATCAATAAAAAGCGTTACAGAATAAATTACAATATTAAAAATATGCCTGCGGCAAGGTATATAGAAAGCAAGGTATTTAGCAAAGATACTTTAGCAAACTTACATAAGATAGCCGCTTCAATGGTTATACCCCAGAGGCGTAATTGGTTTGGAAAATGGGTTGACGATAAATATGATGCGAGTAAGCACGAACAATATTCAGCAGATATGCAAGAGGCTAAGTTTGTGGACGTATATCATTCGTTGGTTTTTTTTTATCAAGTTTACAAAAATTGGATAGAAGTTTCTCAGGACTATATGATAGCGGAGATGACGAAGGCGGGGATGAAACAAACGGAAGCGGGTTTGGTGGTGGAGCTTTTATCAAAGTCTATGGATGGCATTATACCTGTTACCTTGTTGCCGCCCAAGAAAATATCGGAATTAAAGAAGTCTTTGAAATGAATACAATAGAGTTCCTGAATGCTATGGCGTATATGAAAGCTAAAAATTCCTACGACCGAGAGCAGTCTAAAAGATTATAGTTTAGTTGTGTTTTTTTGTGAATCCCCGTTAATAGCGGGGGTTTTTTTTGTGTGGTATTCTAATACCTTTTAGCTATTTAAGGATATGAGTGAAGCAAAAGCACAGGCAAAAGCAATCAGAGACGGATTTCTAAAACGAATTGGTGAACAATACGATATAGTTGATTCAGGAATAATTGATTATCCAATAGCTGAACAAATGCTAATGTTTTATGGTAAATTGTTCAATGACGAAGTGCAAAAGAACTTAACAAAAAGCGGTTCAATAGCTTCTGGTAAAATAGGGGAGTTAGTTGTGCCAAAAGTTACAAAGTTTGGCAATGACTATGAAATGTGGTTAGGATATGATTTAGATAACCCCGCATCTGTTTATTATAAGTATATAAATAAAGGTGTACGCGGTTACGGCGGTGATAATGCTAAGCCTAAAAAGGTTAAGTCTGATTCACCATATAGTTATAAAACACCTTATGCAAATAAAAAGATGGCTACTTCTATATTGAAATGGTATAGATTAGGGAAGGCTAAGACTTTTGGGGAAACACAAAAATATAAATTAACAAAAACCCAAACTAAAAGTAAAAAGCTAAAAAAGGTTGTTAATAAAGCAGATTCTTTAAAGATATTAGCATACGCAACAGCTTCAGCAATCAAAAGAGATGGTTTAAAAACTACTTCATATTTTGATAATGCAGTAAAAGCAATATTTAATAAAGAATTTTTTACTACAATGGCATTCTCTTTTGGTGGTGATGTTCAACTTCAAATTAGACAAATAGGAAATAAAATGGAAAATAATGGCTATAACAATAAATAGTACACCGGCAACATATCCAACAATGCACGAAGACCTTTGGTTTGTTGCATCTTCTACAAACGTAGGAACTACAAACTTTAAATTCGTGTATGATGTTTTTATAAATAATGCACAAGTAAGTAGAAACAAAATATATCCTTCGCCAAGTGCGGAAGGTAGCTATGGAGTTTTTAACGCATCACCAATGGTGAGGGCATACGTTACTAATTACTTTGAGCCTTCAGGCAGTAGCGTATTGGTTGCGTCCAATGATAAAATAAAAGTTGATTATCAAGTTAAGGTAGGGGAAGATTTAAACGGAACTGTTACTGCTAACTTGGCGTCTGGTTCTTTTTCTGCATACAATTACTATTCACCTTTATTTGGGGATATATTTACAGAGAATGGAAATGTACCTTTAGTGCTTTCTAATTACTATGATAATTTATTGATTGAGAATTACACGGACGATTGGTTAAGCGACAGGGATAATAGCAATATTACGATTGAGTACGGGGATCAATTTTTTATTACTTTCTTAAAGATAACAGGCGGTTCATATAGCCTTTGGGTTCAGCCTACAAATGAAGATGGAACTTTAGGAACTGCGGTTAGTGGCGCTTTAACTTTTACAGGGGAATTTAATTTATTTAATTTTCAAGCGGCTGCAATCAATACCTTTTATGGTTCAACAATAATAACAGAAAATACTTATGGATATAATGTTTACATATCACTCGGCGCAGCGACCACAAGGGTACTACGATTTAGACAAATATGTAACCCCAAGTACAGACAATATAACCTTCACTTCCTTAACAGACTTGGCGGATACGATACAATGGCATTCAGGCTTGTCAATAGGCGAAGAAGTGAATTTGCCAGAACTTCATACAGGCGCAATCCTTATCAGCTATCAAATGGTGAAATGACAAACATTGATACGTACAACAAATACAATGAAACTACGTACAACTTTGCTATTCAGCATTACGATTTTTATAACTTAACTTCTGATTGGGTTGACGACCAAGATTATGCGTGGCTTGCTCAATTAGTAGCTTCGTCTATTGTTTATATGGAAGTACAGGGTGCGTTTTTTCCTATCACAATAAGAAATACAAACTACCAATACAAATACCAGATAGCAGACGGAATCTTTAATTTTGATTTAGAGGTTGAAGTTGGTAAGTTTTTAAATAGTCAATTTAGATAATGATAAGAACTGAAATATATATTGAAGACGAAGTAATTGATTTATTACAGGATATAAGTACAGACTTTACTTATGCCATTGATGACGTTAGGGATTTTGGCAGCCGTAATACTTCATTCAGTAGAACTATATCTATTCCTGCAACTGCAAAGAATAATAAGATTTTAGGATTTGCTTTTGAAATAGGAATGGCAAGTGAACATAATATTGATTTGCCTAATGTAAACACAAACTTTACGCCATCACAGGCTGCAAAGTGCGAGGTCTATGTAGATAAAATACAGATATTTAAAGGCGTTATTCGTATGCTTGAAATAGTTATAAACAATAACGTTATACAATATCAATGCGCAGTCTTTGGTGAATTAGGTGGTTTTATAACTGAATTAGGAAACAAGCGTTTAGAAGATTTGGATTTTAGTGAACACGATCATACATATAACGTAACTGAAATTGAAGATAGTTGGGATGTTATAAATGGTTCTGGGTACTATTATCCATTGATTGATTACGGAGATGTATCAAGCAATAAAGATGACTTTAGCGTTTCAACACTCAGACCGGCTTTATATGTAAAAGAATATATTGATAAAATATTTGAAGGAACTACATATACATTAGATTGTGCATTTTTTGATACAAGTTTTTTCAAGAGTTTAATCATACCTAATAATAGTCAGGGGATAAGAGGTGCGAATGATAGATTTATTTTAGGAACAAAAACAATATCACAAATACTATTAAATAGTAATACACCTACCGCAAGAAATGCAAACCTTCCTTTTGATACTACGACTTTACTTAATTTTACAGAGAATGCGGGAAAAAGTATATTTACATATACTGATGGCACAAAGACGATTAGAACGATTGCTTCAATAGCAGGAACATATCAAACAGATGCGGCTTCTTCTATTACGGCTACATTATATATTGGCGGGGTATCGGTTCAAGCCTTTACTCAAAATACTTCTTCAGCTAATAACCCTTTCAGTTTTAGCTTTGATTATGAAGGAAATATTTTAAATACAAACCAAGTGCGTATTGAAATAAGCGTACCTATAACGGCAAACACTTACATAGTAACGATTTCAAGCGCTTCAATAAATTTATCTCAAATAACTTCCCAGATAACAGATGTAGCTTACAATGGTGTAATATCTATAAATGAGAATTTACCAAAGGGAGTATTCCAAAAAGACTTTTTTTTATCTGTATGCAAAATGTTTAATCTTTATGTATATCAGGATAACTTAAATGATAAACAAATAAATGTAGCGCCTTATATTAATTTTTATTCTTCAGCCGTTACAAATAGTTTAGATTGGTCACAAAAGATTGACTTAGGTTCTTCTATGTCTATTAAACCTATGTCGCAATTAAACGCAAGATATTACGCTTATAAATATACGCCCGATTCAGATTATTATAATGATAACTATTTAAAGAAATACGGACAAAGCTATGGTGATAATTTATACGATTCAGAGTTTGATTATGTAAAAGACACAGCTACAACGCAGATTATATTCGCGCCGTCAGTATTAAGATTGCATACAGGAAAAGATAAATATCATAGTGAAATTTATAAGCTATCAAATAATAATACAAATGAAGACCCGATGGATAGCGTTATTCGTATTTTAATAGCTAAGAAAATAACAGGCGTTTCAAGTTGGCATATTAAAAGTGGTAGTAATGGCACAGGTAGTAATTTAGCAACCTTAACTTCATACGGATATGCAGGACACTTAAACGATCCAAATACTCCGACTATTGATATTAATTTTGGAGTTCCAAAAGAGTTACAATTCCCTGCAACTACATACCCAACAGATAATTTATTTAATACATATCATTTGCCATACATATTAGAGATTACAGATATTGAAAGCAAGCTATTGTCTTGCAAAATGTATCTAAATACTTTAGATATTTACAATCTGGATTTTAGCAAATATATATGGATCAATGGGGTATTATTTAGGCTCAATAAAGTAGATGGTTATAACCCAATGGCATATCAAACGACACAGGTTAATTTATTAAAAGTAATAAACACGAATTAATGGCAGAAGAAATAATTGGTATAAAGGTCACCACAGACGTCAATCAAGCTACTCAGGACGTACAGAAATTAGACAAAGCGTTTGAGGCAACAGATACTTCAGTAAAAAGTTTAAGAACGCAGTTAAAAGAAGCACAAGCGCAAGTTGGTTTAATGGCTGACAAGTTTGGTGCAACTTCAAAAGAAGCAGTTATTGCTGCTAAACGTGCGGCTGACTTAAAAGATAGAATCGGTGATGCTAAGGCGTTAACAGATGCCTTCAATCCAGATGCAAAGTTTAAGGCGGTTGCTTCTTCTTTAGCAGGGGTTGCAGGTGGCTTTAGTGCGCTTCAAGGTGCAATGGCTTTGTTTGGAAATGAAAATAAAGACGTTGAAAAAGCATTATTGAAAGTAAATGCTGCAATGGCATTATCACAAGGTTTACAAGCAGTTGGTGAAAGCGTTGATTCATTTAGACAATTAGGCGCAGTAATTAAAAGTACAACAATATTTCAAGAATTAAACAATGCTGCAACTAAAACGGCAGTCGTTGTTCAAAAGGCTTTTGGAGTTGCAACAGTTGAAACAAGTCAGGGATTTAAGGTTTTAAAAGGTGCTATTGTTGCAACAGGTATCGGTGCGCTTGTAGTTTTATTAGGTTTAGTTATAAATAATTTTGATGCTATTGCAGATTGGATTAAGAAAAGCCCACTTGGTGCATTAGCAAAAGGAGTAGGTGCATTAGTAGAACAATTTACAGACTTTATTGGGGTTACAAGTGAGGCAGAAAGAAACTTAAATAAATTATCGGCTGCTAATAAAAAAGCAAATGAGGATATTGCAAATAGAATAAAGATTTTAAAAGCGCAAGGTGGTTCTGAAGATGAAATATATAAATTAAGTCAAAAAAGAGTTGAGAATGAATTAAATACTTTAAGAGAAAGTTTAAAAACTAAAGGTAAATTTACAGAAGAAGAAAATAAACAATTTAAAGATTTAAAAGTTGAGCAATTAGTTTTAACGGCTGAGTATAATAAAAAAACTGCTGACGCAACTGCAAAGGCGGGAGAAGAAGCTAAAAAGAAACGTGATGAAGTAAATAAGCAAGTAGAAGCAGATACTAAGACGGCTAATAAAATGCTTATTGATTTACAGAATGAAAAGGCATTGGCTGAAATTACTTCTGAAGACGACAAGGCAAAGAAGCAAGCTGAAATAAATTACAATGCACGTATTGCTGAAATTGATGCTTTAAAAGTTGATACTAAAACAAAAAACGAACTTAAAAAAGTAACTGAAGAAGCATATCAAAAAGAAATAGGTGTAATTGACGATAAGATAAAAAAAGATACAGAAGAAAAAAATAAAAAGTTTGAAGAGGATTTACAAAAAACTTTATCTGAAACACGTATTGCAACATTTAAAGAAGGCAAAGAAAAAGAAGTTGCTGCATTAGATGAAGCATTAAAAGCAGATACAAAAGCAGTTTTAGATAACGCAGATTATACAGAAACACAAAAGAAAGAAAAAATTGCTGCGCTAAAGGAAAAGTACGGCGTAGAACTTGCCATAATAGATGATAAATTTACAAAAGAAGCTCAAAACAAAGAAAAAGACAGATTAGACGCTGTAATTAATAATGAAACATTATCATTTAAAGAAAGAAAAAAAGGTATTGATGATGCACTTGCATTAAATAAAAAACTTTATGCTGATGGTAAAATTAGTAATGAAGAATATACTAAAGTAGAAGCAGATTTAAGTAAAAAAAGAATTGAAATTGGTAAAGCTGAGGCGGCCGAACGCGCAGAAATTGCACAAAAAATTAGTTCTACATTAAAGAACGTTGCAAAGGCAGTCGGAGAACATACAGTTGCGGGTAAGGCTGCCGCTATTGCTGCGGTTACTATTGATACTTATATGTCTGCAACAAGTGCATTTACTTCATTATCAAAAATTCCTATTGTTGGTGTGCCATTAGGTATTCTTGCTGCGGCAGCTGCAATTAAAATGGGTTTAGATAATGTTAAAAGAATTGTAGCAGTAAAAACGCCTAACATTCCTGCGGGAAGTTCAGATCCAGGTTTTATTGACATTCCAAGTCCATCAATGCCATCAACAGGCGGAGGTTCATTGCCTGATATGGGCAGAGGGGGTGGCGGTGGCGCACCAAATACAGGAGGCGGTGGTGGATCAACAGGCGGTGGTGGCGGAAGTTCGCCATCTGTTCGTGCTTATGTAATACAAAGTGATATTTCAAATTCTCAACAAAGAGAGCAAGAGATACAGAACAGGGCAAGGTTTCAGTAAACGATAAATAATTAAAAAAAAACTATTTAGTATTATGAATAAAGAATTACCAATATATATGTTGGATATTACAGAGGATGTCAATGACGATTCACAAGTTGATTTTATTTCCTTAGTTGATAGTCCTGCAATTCAAAAGAATTGGAACGCATTTAATAAAACTCAAAAATTTGAAGTTACAAATGAAGATCGTCGTATTATTTCGGGCGCTATTATGTTGGCTGACACGCCAATTTTTAGGAGTGATGCTACTTATGGCGACTACTATGTGGCTTTTAGTCGTGATACTATTCTTAAAATTGTACAAAAGTTTTTCAAAAAAGGCTTCCAAAGTAATGTGAATTTAATGCACAATTCAAATGCAGCCTTTGAAGGGGTTACATTATTTGAGAGTTTTATTTCAGACCCTTCGCGTGGCATTATGCCAATGAAAGGCTTTGAGGATGCACCAGAGGGAAGTTGGTTTGGTAGTATGATTGTAGATAATGAGGACGCTTGGTCTAAAGTAAAGAATGGTGAGATTATGGGCTTTAGCGTAGAGGGTTTATTTAACTACAAACCTAAAGAAGTTAACAAGGTTGCATCAATGGTTGATGCTATCAAAAAAATATTATCACAAGTTAAGTGATAAACTTTTCATTTTTTCACTATATAATAAAAAAAGTATGAACGCACAGGAAGCAATTTTAAAAATTAAGGCATTGTTTGAGGACAACGCTGCGCCTGTTAAAGAAGTAGAAGCTGAAGAAACTAAGGTTGAAGAAACTAAGGTTGAGATGGCTGAATATTCTTTGATGGACGGAACTAAAGTTGAAATTTCAGCATTAGAGGTTGGCGGTTCTGTTAATTTAGCAGACGGAACAATGGCACCGGCAGGCGACCACGAATTGATGGACGGAACAGAAATTACTTTAGACGAGAATGGCAAAATTATTGCTATTGAAACTAAGGTTGAAGAAGTATCACCAGAAGCAGAGGTTGAGGCAGGCAAAGATTATGAAGACAAAAAGATGCAAGATATGGCTGAACAATTCAATGCAAGTATTGCAGAATTAGTTGAAGCTAAAAGAGTATCAGACGAGAAAGTTTTAGAATTAGAAAATAAGGTTAAGCAAGGATTTGCACAAGTAGCTGAATTAATTGAAGCACTTTCAAATACACCTTCAGCCGATCCAATTCAAAGACCTAACAGCTTTAATTCATTTATTAATACAAATGATATTAAAAGCCAAAGATTAGATAAATATAGACAAGCAATTTTAAACATTAAAAATTAATAACAATGGCATTTGACGTATCAGCATTAGCCGCATACACAGAGCAAAACGAAGCCTTATTGGTAACGGATTCTGTATTAGGCGCAAAAACTGCATCTTTAATTAAGAGCGCAGGCAACGTTATGGTAGGCGTAAAGTCTTCTGAAACGATTAACATTATGGACACAGACGCAATATTTCAAGCGGGCGGAAGCTGCGGATTTACTGCATCAGGTTCAACAACTTTTACTCAAAGAACAGTAACAGTTGGAAAAATTAAAGTAAACGAAGCACTTTGTCCTAAAGACTTAGAAGCTAAGTATTTACAAAAAGCATTACCAACAGGATCAATTTATGATTCTATTCCTTTTGAGCAAGCGTTTGCTGAGAAAAAAGCTAAAACTATTGCTTCTCAATTAGAAACTGCGTTATGGCAGGGTGATACAGATAGTGGCAACGCTAATCTTTCAAAATTTGACGGACTTGTTAAATTAATCGGTGCTGCATCTGGACCGGTAGCTGCAAACTCTGCAACTTATATTGCAACTGCGCCTATTAGTGCTGCAACAGGTATTGTAGCTTCAAACGTAGTAAGCATTTTTGATGGTGTCTACAAAGCTATTGATGCTAAGGTAGTAGCTTATGATGATATGACTATTTTCTGCGGTATGGACACATTTAGAACTTACACTATTGCATTGAAGAATGCTAATATGTTTAACTATTCTTTTGATGGTAAGTCTGATAGCGAATTTGTATTACCAGGTACTCCTATTAAAGTTATTGCTTTACAAGGTTTAAACGGAACAAATAAAATTTACGCTTCAAGATTAAGCAACTTGTTCTTAGGAACAGATTTGTTGAACGAAGAAGAAAAGTTTGAAATTTTCTATGCAAAAGAAGCTGACCAAGTTCGTTTTGTATCTGAATTTAAAATGGGTGTAAACTTTGCTTTCCCAGACGAGATCGTGAAGTTCATCTTAGCATAATTATTCGGGGGTGTAAAATACCCCCATTTTTTAAAATATTAAATTAAATAACAATGGCGTGTGCATTAACACAAGGATATACTTTAGATTGTCGCGATAGTTTAGGCGGAATCGTAGAAGTATATTTCACAGAAGCGGATAACGTAACTGCAACAACTGAAGCAAGTGGTGTAATTACTGCTTTGACTAAGGCGAGTGGAAAACGTTTTTGGAAGTATGCTTTAGTTAAAGATACTTCAATGTTCAATCAAACTATGACTGCTTCTGTTGCAAACGGAACAGTTGTTTATGGTCAAGAACTACAAATAATTTTAAACAAATTACAAACCAATACAAGAAATGAATTACTTTTGTTAGCGCAAAATAGTTTAGTGGCAGTTGCAAAAGATAGCAACGGCATTTATTGGTATTTAGGAAAAACTCGTGGTATTGATATGACTGCAAATGCAGCATCTACCGGTACTGCGCAAGCTGATAGAAGTGGTTTCACTTTAACTTTTACAGGTTCTGAGCCTGCATTAGCACCAAGCGTTGCACAAGCAGTTTATTCTGTTTTAGAAACAGCAGGCGCATAGGTTTTCATAGGTTTATAGGTTTGCCGCCGTTCGTTAATTCGTTCGGCGGTTTTTTTTATAGATCATTAATGAGCCGTATATCGCTCATTATCGGCTCATTTTATCCTTTATATGATACATTATTGATTTATAAAGTTTTCTATTAGAGAACTTGTTACCGAATTGGGAACATTGTACAATGTTTTAGGTACAATATGTAAAATGTTGTAATGGAATTAGGGCGAATATGCTACTGATTTATAGGTATTTGTAACAAAATATGTTAAATGTTAGTAGTAGTACTACGCAAATAAGTAAAGTTATAACTTGACTGATGTTATAACGCGGTAAAGTAATAGCTTTACATATTAGGGTTATTTATCCCCTAACTGCAACAAATTCAAATTTTTGCTATTTAGTAGTATGATGAGGTTAACGAAAGGGCAGACGCAAAATATTATTTTAACATTGACTGAAAAGGAGTTATTAACTAACCCTAATTATTTGTTTGTGTTCACTAACAGAAGCGCAAATACTGAGGTTAAATTTGTTAAGCTAAATAATACAGACATAAGTTTGTACAAGGATAGGTACAATGAATTTAGTATTGTTACAGATACTAACTTTGCATCTTCTTTGAATGGTCAATACGACTATGAAATATATGAGCAAGCAAGCCCAACCAATACAAATCCTGTGGGTTTAAATATGCTTGAATCAGGCATAATGGAACTAATCGGAACGGCTATGTCGTTTACTGAATATTCAACAACAGACACTTATAAAATAAGACAATAATGGATTTAAGAGTATTAACATTCGCGGAAGCTAAGCAGCCTGAATTTAAAGAAAAGAAGGGCGAGGGCTATATTCAGTATGGCGACCGCAATGACTATCCAAATTATTTGGTTGACCTATTCAACAAGTCAGCTAAACATAATGCGATTGTAAAAAGCAAGGTTCACTATATTAGCGCAAATGGTTGGAAAGGCAGTCCAGAGGCAGAGGCATTTATTCAAAAGGTTAACAGAATGGAAAGTCTTAATGACTTGACCCGCAAAGTTTCCTTAGATGCTGAATTATTTGGTGGATATTATTTAGAAATTATATGGTCAGTAACAAAGCAATTATCTGAAGTATGGCATTGCGATTATACTAAGATTAGAACTAATAAAGACAATACTCAATTTTGGTATAAAGAAAAATGGGATGACAGAAACGAAAAAGCTATGGTATATCCTGCCTTTAATGCCAATAACCCCGTAGGTAAACAAATACTTTATATTAAAGAATATCGCCCAAATATGGGCTTTTATTCATTGCCTGGTTACTTTGGTGCGCTTAATTATATTGAATCAGACATTGAGATTTCTAAGCACGTATTAGGTAATGCGCAAACAGGATTCAGCGCAAGTAAATTAATTACCCTTCCTAATGGCGAACCTTCGGATGAAGAAAAGCGTAATATTGAAAAGCGTTTTACAAGTAGGTTTAGCGGATCAGATGGCAAAAAGTTTATTTTAGCTTTCGTTAATGATAGCGCAAGGAAGCCAATAGTTGATGATCTGGGAACTTCTGATATTACAAAAGAGGATTTCGGGCGTGTGGATTCGTTGATCCAGACAAATATATTTTCAGGGCATCAAATTACAACGCCGTCAATCTTTGGTATTGCAGAGGCGGGTAAATTAGGCAGCCGTTCGGAGATGAGGGATGGTTACGAGATATTTAAAAACACCTATGTAAATAGCAAGCAGATGCACCTTGAAAGTGTGTTTAATATGTTAGCTAAATACAAAGGGATTGCAGAACCTGAATTACTTATAATTCCAACCGAGCCTATTGGCTTTGAGTTTACTGAAAACATACTAAAAGAAATAGCGCCGAAAGAGTGGTTACTTGAAAAGGCGGGGATTGATATTAGCAAATACCAACCCGTTGCCCAACAAACGCAGTTTTCAGACGAATTTAGCGTGTTTTTTGAGTTTGGCGACGCAAAGGATAGCTTTAATGTTTGGAGATCAAGAACGCGCTTTGATGACGATTCTGAATATCAAATATTTGCAGAGGTAAACCAATTACAGGCGAATGTGCTTGATTTGATGTCTAAGGATAAAAGAATAACGCCAGAGGTATTAGCTACAA